GTTACCGAGCAAAATACCATCAGGGTTTCAGCAAAGTAGATTGGCTCACCATAAGTCCAAGTAGCAGCAGGATCTTGCTGGAGAAGCTGATCTACAGCCCAGCTCCATGACAAATAGGTAAATTTACCTTTTTTCTCTGTATGCTCGTTTACATTGATTTTGCGTAATTCTAGAAATTTAGTCATCACTTTTCCTTAGTCGTTTAAATAGCCAGCGCTCAAATCTTCCTGAGCATGGTTTTCGGCAAACTTCTCCATGTAGTCATAAGCCATGCCAAATAGCTTACGGCCCAGCGCTTCATAGTTAATTGGGTGCTGCTGAAGAATCATTTCCACAGCCTCACGATCCGATTTGGCAGCTTCTGAAATAGCCTCTGCAAAATGGTCGTATTGATTAGGGCTGTATTCGTCTTTCATAAGCTCGGAAATGCGCTCACTAAGCAAGTCTGAATCGTCATCTTCAGGCTCATAGTATCTGTCGTGCATAGACATCATTAGAAGCCTCCTGTTCTAAAAACATAGACAAGGGCTACTGAGATTCCGATAAAAGCTCCTAAGAGCATTGAGGCAATTACCTCAAGATTGGTTGGCTGCTTCATACAGTCACCTCATTGCGTGTGTCGGTAAACTCAAAGAAGTAATACTTAACTTGATTCATAAGTTGATTAGCTTCTTCTGTTTTGCCCATTGCTAACAACTCTTGAGCATCAGATAAAAGACCAGCTACATACATATTGATGTTGTATTGGCTTTTAAATTGTTTTTCCAACATAACTGCTGGGCAACCTAGCATTTTGATTTCTTGATCTTGCATTTTCTTTCCCTTCAACACTTGTTAATAAAATTTACTGCATAGGTGTGACTATACACGAAAATAGCACTTATCAACACTTTTAAATAAAATATTTATTAGGACATTCCCTAGGTATGAAAGTGCTATTCTGTGGTAGAGTAGCGTAACAAAAGGAGATTTTATGGACATTTTTTATCAATTAAAGGTCGAATTTGGGACTCTTTATAAGCTGGCGATGCTTTTAAACATTAGGGAAACAGCTATTTATCAATGGAAATCAAGGACAAACATTCCAATTAAACATATCCGCAAGATCGAGGAGCTTTCCCAGGGTCGCATCACTAGGGAAATGCTAAGACCTGATATTTTTGCAAAGGACTAATTGTGAACTTTTACCCATTTCATATTGGGGATTACATAAGCCATACCAGCCATCTTACTGATGAGGAAGATTTGGCATATAGGCGCATGATTGATCTTTACTACATGGGAGAAGTGCCTTTTCCTGATGATGCTGCTTGGATAGCTCGTAGAGTTAAATCTAATCCAGCAATCGTTTTGACTTTGCTAAATGAATATTTTGAGTTGTTAGATGATGGTTTTTGGCACAGCTCTAGGGCTGATAAAGAGATTGCTAAATATCATTACTTGCAAGAATCAGGCAAAAAAGGTGCTGAAAAACGCTGGGGAAATAGGGAAGAAAAGCATACCCAAAGCAATCCTAATAGCCTCCCTATTGCTACCCCTATAGCAACCAAGACCAAGAACCAAGAACCATTAACCAAGAACCATATAAAAACTACTCCCACTCCTAACGGAGTGAGTGATGATTTATGGAATGATTTTTTGATTTATAGGAAAAGGCTTAAAGCCCCAGTTACAGATCGAGTTCTTGCAAGATTGATAAAAGAAGCTGATTTAGCCAAAATGCCATTAGATCAAGTCTTGGAAACTATCATTTTTAAGGGCTGGAGATCATTTGATGCTACATGGATCACTCAAGCAGCTCAGAAAGCCTCAGAAATGCCCTTAGGAACAGAGCAACAGATAGAGGAAGCATACAGGATCGAATGTGGCGGAGATCCTCGCCTAGCTCGTTTTAACAGCTATTTTGAGATGAAGAAATTTATCCTGGACAAGCGAGATAAAAAGAGGGCTGCATGATTTATTACATTTATGACGAATTGGGCCTAATCCGCCAAGTTAAAAGCAAAACTGAGGCTCAATATCTTGTTTCTTTACGGCCTGATTGGAAAATTGTGGCTAAAAAAATAAAGCAGTCAGTTTTTAAATTTGAAAATGCTTTGTTTTAAATGGATGAACAAACCCATAAGCATAGATGCGCTGTTCGGCAGCTCATTATTTGGCGGAAACAATGGGGATTAAAGGTTTTTAGGGAATATTTGTGGAAACATAAGCTGCCCTGGCAAGTGCTTAGAGATTATGAGGATCAATGGGCAAAAGGCAATAGAGATGGCGAAAAAGGAGAGTGGAAGTGAATTTAGATAAATTAGATGAAAACAGGGTTGAAATGGCATTGATGAAATTGGCTGAAACTAATGAACTCCATGCTGCTTTAGGCGGTCAAGTAAATTATCTTTCTGAAGGTATTAAACAAGCTAAGGCTCATGCTTTTTTGCTGGCTGAAGGCGGAGTATCGGAAAGAGAGCAAAAAGCCATAGCAAGCGAAAGATATGCCCAGGCTTTAGATGCTCATTTACAGGCTTATGTGCAATTTAAAAAAATAGATAATGAGCGCCAGCATGAACAACGAATTATTGATATTTGGCGCACTTTATCCAGCAATCGCAGACAAGGGAATATATGAACAATATTCCCCATGTTGTAGATACAGGCGCAAGCGTGACTGAAAAGCGTTATTGCACCAGTTGCGAGGTTATGCGCCCAGCAGACTACGGCAAAATGATTAAAGCAGGAAAAGTGAACAGATGGAAATGTACGGCTTGCACTTTAAAAATTAACATCCCTAAATATGCAAAAAAGGTGACCAAATGAACGCTAATGATTTGGCTGATAGATTAGAACAGTTCTATTCAGGAACTCATATTCAAAAAGCTGCTGAAGAATTGCGTAGGCTACAAAAAGAAAACGAAGAATTACAAGAAGAATTAAGAAAGGCACAACAAAAATGAACGATTATTCACTACCTTTACTGGTTTTACGCAGATTATCCAAGAATTATGAGGAAGCCATGCTTTCCAGGCAACAAGACAAAGCCTATCAAGTTGCTACTGATTTGGTGGATATGGCCCTAAAACTGCAAGATATTGCTGGCAGCAGAGATGAAAATAAAGAAGTTTGACCAGCAACTCCATGACAAATACGATCCGCCAGCTCGAAAGGCTGTAGCGGATTGGATTCAAATGAAATGGGGCTTACAGGCTTTGGATAATCCTGATATTTACGGAACAGACCTAATTGTTCATAGGGATGGAAGGCCAGTTGGCTACGCTGAAGTGGAAGTTCGCCAATGGGATCAATTTTGCCCATTTGAAACAATCCATGTACCAGTTCGTAAAAAACATATGCTAGAAGCCCCTAAAACGCTATTTTTTGCTTTAACCCAAGGCATGACTCATGCTTATTGGATTAAAGGCGAAACTGCCTTGGCCCATCCTTACTGGGAAATGAAGGATGATACAAAGCATGAGTTTTACTATGATGTGCCTAGAAATCTGTTTAAATTCGTTGATTTAAGGGATTTGTTCTAATGGCAACTGCAAAAGAAAAGGATAACTATGCTCGCTTGGCACGATTGGGCTGCATTTTGTGTAAACAAGTCGGAGTTCGAGAAACCGAGGATTCGCCAACAGAAATGCACCATTGCAGAAAATTCGGTATGCCTAGACACCTCAGCCCAGTCATCCCCTTGTGCAGCTTTCATCATAGGCTTGGAGATTCCTCAATTCACCAGCTTGGGGCTAAAGGATTCTCTGCTTATTGGGGGTTTACACAAGAGGATCTCATTGATAAAGTCCGAGAGCTGCTAGATGAGTAAATATGCCAGGCGAGTTGATGTAAATCAATCCGAGATAATTAAAGTCTTTAAACAGCTTGGCTGCTCGGTATTTGATTGCAGCCGAGTTGCTGGAGGGTTTCCTGATTTGCTGGTGGGCCGTAATAAGAAAACAATATTGGTGGAAATTAAGTCATCCGAAAAAGCAACTTACACCTCAGCTCAAGAAATGTTTATGATGAACTGGCGAGGCTCAACTGTAGTTCGGATTAACGATATTGAAGGCGCAATTAGGTTGGTTAAACTGCTTGACAATGCCGATCAATAAGGCAAAATATGGTTTCAAACCCCATTTCTATAGGAGAAATAATATGGGCAAAATGGATTCTATGAAGGGTATTCCTTCAGTTACTGGTGCAAAAGCTCCTGCTGGCGCTTCCTCAAGCGACAAATCAGGTGAGCGCATGGAAAAGAAAGTTGGCGGAGTTGCTATGGGTATGCAAGATGCAACTGGCAAAGACAAACAGTTCAATACTGGCAAAACTGCTGGCATCTGCTATGAGCATAAGCGTGGTGACTGTAACCCTTGCTAAAAAGCGAAATGCCCTAGCGTGAAGGTCTAGAGCATTTCTAACCAAACTAGTAATCGGAGAACTAGATGGCTGTTGTAAATTCTAAAGATGGTTGCAGTTCCTGTATATATTTCTTATCAACAGATAATGATTTTATAGGCTCATGCAGACGATTCCCTACTTACCAAAACCGACATGGAACGGAATGGTGTGGGGAATTTGTCATTGTTCCGCCAAACCCAGTATTTGAGGCATTAGTTCAGGATCTAGAAATTACTGTTCAGATTGCTGAAGAAGCCAAGGAAAAGCGGAAAAAGGTTATTGAGGAAGCTGGCAAAGTAGAGCCAAAACCCAAAGGCAGACCTAAAAAGGTGGTGGAATGAATCTAAAACCATTACAAGACCGAATCGTGGTCAAGCCTGATACAAGGGAATTAAGTTCAATTATCTTTGTGGATAACAAGGAAGTGGACAATATGGGGACAGTCATTGCTGTAGGCCCAGGCAAAGTCCGCAATGGTCGCAGAGAAGATATGCCAGTTGAAGTAGGTGCTAGAGTCCGCTTTGGCACTATGAACAAAGATCGAGGCGAGGAATATCTTAAATTTCCTGAATATTTTGAAGATGGGCAGCGTTATCTGATTATGAGCTGGCAAGATGTCTGCTTTATGGAGGATGCAAATGTTTAATTGGCTTAAATTCTTATTTGTAAAACAGCCTGTAGCACCTAAAAAGCGCCCTAGGCTTTATAAACAAGCAGTCGTGGTAACTAAAGGCGAATTACCTCAACCAAAGGAGAAGAAAATGGCAACTAAACCTGGTCTTTATTCAAATATCCATAAAAAACAGGAACGGATCGAACAACAAAAGGCTTCAGGCGCTAAAAAGGTAGAAACCATGCGTAAGCCTGGCACTAAAGGCGCTCCTACGGCAGCAGCCTTCAAAGCAGCAGCTAAGACAGCAAAGAAGTAATCATGGCTACTAAAAAACATGACAAACCGATTCCGCATAAGACTGTAGGCAAAGACAAAACCTACAATCCTACGGAAAAAGGCGCTGGAATGACTGCTAAAGGCAGAGCTGAATACAACGCTAAGAACAATGCAAATTTAAAGCCTCCTGCTCCAAACCCAAAAACCAAGGCTGATGCTGGAAGAAAAGCCTCTTTTTGTGCAAGGATGGAAGGAGTTGTTAAAAACGCTAAAGGCCCTGCTGAACGAGCTAAAGCATCATTAAAAAATTGGGGATGTAAATAATGCCTCTCAAAAAAAGCACTAGTAAATCAGCATTTCAGTCCAATATAAAGGCAGAGCTGTCTGCTGGAAAAAAACCAGCTCAGGCAGTTGCCATTGCATATTCAGTAAAGCGTGAAGCAGCAAAAAAACCAACAACCAAAGGAAAAACTAAGTGATTACCTTAAAAGACCTAGAAATCAAAGAAGTAGAATTTATTTTGGCAGCGCTATCTGCTGGGGAATATAAGCTGGTTGCAGCATTGATCGACAAGATCAAAATGCAAGCTATTCCACAGGCTCAAGCTATTGCTCAAGCACAAGCAGATGCAAAAGCGCAAGAAATGGTAGAGAATACGGAAAAGACAGCCGAAAGCTAATAATGACTGCTCCAAATGTATATATGCCTTATCCCTATCCTCAAAACTTAAATGAGCTGAAGGCTGATATTCAAGCATTGGTAAACCAGCCTGAAGTTCCTCAAGAATTGCAGGATCAAGTGTTAAACGCTGAAAACAGCCCTGAAGTGCAAGCTGATGTAGATGAGGCAGAAGCTAACTCGGATTCAATGGCAAATGAGTGAAACAGCAAATCCTGTAGGCAGACCTACTGATTACGATCCTTCCTTTTGTGAGAAGGCTATCGAACTTGGAACTAAGGGTAAATCCTTAGAACAGATTTCAGGTGCATTAGGCATTACTTACAGGACTTTGTGCCGTTGGAGAGAAGAACATGATGAATTTTGTCATGCCTTGGAGGAAGCCAAGATTCGAGAGATGATTTGGTGGGAAGAACACGCTCAGGCTTACCTTGTAGAGCATAAAGATGGGGAAAGGCTAAATGTTGGTTTATGGTCTAGATCAATGGCAGCTCGATTCCCTAAAAAATACTCAGAGCGTATTAAACAAGAACTAACTGGGGCTGATGGCGCTCCCTTAAAAGGTGTGGAAATCAGCTTTGTAGATCCTAATGCAAGTAAACCAGCAGATTAAGGATGCAATTTCTAGGATACGATTTCCTAAGAAATTTGAGGCTTTATTTCAGCCTGAGAAGGTAAGGTATCGCATATTCTATGGTGGTCGAGGCGGAGCAAAGTCGTGGTGCTTTGCAAGGGCCTTGCTTGCTAAAGGCACTAAAGATCCATTGCGGATTCTATGCGCCAGGGAATTTCAGACCTCCATCAAGGATTCTGTTCATAAACTCTTGTCGGATCAGATATATGAACTGGGCATGGAAACCTTTTATGAGATTACTCAGACCTCTATCCGAGGGGTGAATGGCACAGAATTTATCTTTGTAGGCATCAAAAACAATACCAATAATGTTAAATCCATTGAGGGCATTGATATTTGCTGGGTAGAGGAAGCCCAGTCTGTATCGGCTAATAGCTGGAATGTGCTGATTCCAACAATCCGTAAGCAAGATTCAGAGATTTGGGTATCGTTTAACCCTGAATTGCCTACGGATGACACTTGGAAGCGTTTTGTTGAAAGCCCTCCTGAAAGCTCAGTAGTCGTAAAAGTAAACTGGAATGACAATCCTTGGTTTCCTGAAACCCTTAATTTAGAGCGTTTATCCTTAAAACAAAGGGATATGAGCGCTTACAACAATGTTTGGGAAGGCACTACAAGGAATACAGTTGATGGCGCTATCTTTGCAAAAGAGATGGAAATGGCGGAGCTGGAGGGCAGGATTACAACTGTTCCTTATGACTCTACTAAGCCAGTTCATGCAGTTTTTGACCTTGGCTGGGCCGATAATACAGCTTGTTGGCTCATACAATTTGTGGGCTTTGAGATCCGAGTCCTAAGATATTTTGAGGATAGCCAAAAGACAATTCAGCATTACCTAGCATTGATGCAGACTTTTGGATATATGTACGACACTATTTGGCTACCCCATGATGCTGCTGCAAAGTCGCTTGGAACAGGCAAATCCATCGAGGAAATAGTCAGAGCTACAGGGATGAAGGTACAGATCCTTGGCAGAGTTCCAGTTACAGACTCAATAAATGCTGCAAGAACTATATTCAATCGGTGTTATTTTGATAGAAAAAATACAGAAGAAGGATTAAACTGCCTTAGACATTATCGCTATGATGTTGATGAGCATGGGACTTTTAGTCAAAAGCCACTCCATGACATTTATTCGCATGGCGCTGATGCTTGGCGATATATAGGCTTGATGGTAAATGAGCCTAAAAAACGGCAACCAGTTAAACAAACTTATGCCCTTGGGGGCAGTTGGATGGGCTAGATATGGCAGATTATCAAGATCAGGATTCAAGCGAAGATACTCGGATCAATGATGCAAAGAAGTTTTTAAACCTTTGCAATGATGTTGATTCCAACAATAGAGCTGAGGCTCTAGACGATGTGCGCTTTTGCGCTGGGGATCAATGGCCTGTTGATGTGCAAAACAGCCGAGTTCTTGAATCTAGACCTTGTTTGACGATTAACAAGGTTGATGCCTATGTTCGTCAAATCTGTAATCAAATCCGCCAGCAAAGACCTCGAATCAAAGTCCAAGGCATGAACAATGAGGCTGATGCTAAGTTAGCCGACATTTTAAGTGGTGTTTGCCGTCATATTGAATACCAATCCTCTGCTGATGTGGCTTACGATACGGCTGCTGAATATGCAGTTAAGATGGGTTGGGGTTATTTCCGAGTAACTACGGATTACATTAGCCCTGATTCCTTTGAGCAGGAAATCTACATTAGACCGATTGATAACCCATTTACAGTCTATTTTGATCCTAATTCACAGCTCCCTGATGGCTCGGATGCAGAGCGCTGCCTGATTACTACTGTAGTCAGCAAGAAGCAGTTTAGGGCAATGTACCCTGGCAAGAATGATGGGCAAGGCTTTACCAGTCGTGGAACTGGCGATTCGGATGCAGAATGGGTAACTAAAGAAGATGTTCGGATTGCCGAATATTTCTACACAGTTAGAACTCCTACAAAACTAGTCCTTTTATCGGATGGCACAAGCGTATATGAGGATGAGCTGCCTAGTTCCGAAGTGCTAGAAGATGCTGGCATTGAGATTGTAGAGCGTAGAGATACATACAAAAAGCAGATTAAGTGGTGCAAATTAACTGCAATGGAAGTGCTTGAAGAAACAGATTGGGCTGGTAAATACATTCCAGTTATTCCTGTTTATGGTCAAACAGCCGTAATTGATGCAAAGCACAAGAAATTTGGCTTAGTTCGGATGGCTAAAGATCCACAGCGTATGTATAACTACTGGACTACAGCTCTAACCGAGTCCGTAGCGCTTGCTCCTAAAGCTAAGTGGCTTATGGCTGAAGGACAGGATGAGGGCCATGAAAACGAATGGGCAATGGCAAACATTAAAGCCATGCCTGTATTGCGTTACAAACAAACAGATACTGAGGGCAGAGTTGCTCCTACTCCTACTCGCTTGCAGCCTGAGCCTCCTCCTGCTGGCATTGTTACTGCTACTCAGGGCATGAGCAATGACTTGATGACTGTAGTTGGCATTTATGATCCAAGCCAGTTGCCACAGGGCAATATGTCAGGCAAAGCTATTGCTGGTCAGCAGCAACAAGTCGATATGGTGAACTTCCACTATTACGACAATTTGACTCGCTCAATCGCTTATTGTGGTCGCATCATTCTTGATTTAATTCCTCAGATTTACGATACAGAGCGTGTTATGCGAATCATTGGCGCTGATGAAAAGCCTGAAATTATTACGCTAAATCAAAGAGTTACAACTGAGGATGGAGTTGAGAAGATTCTTAATGATGTATCAGTTGGTCGCTATGATGTAGTTATGGACACAGGCCCTGGCTTTGCTACTAAGCGAGGCGAAGCAGTTAATTCTATGATGACTTTGCTTGCTGCCGATCCAACGCTTATGCAGACTGCTGGCGATTTGATCTTCCGTAACATGGATTTCCCAGGAGCTGAGATTATTGCGGATCGCATGGCTGCTGCTAATCCATTGGCTCAAATTGATGAGAAATCAGACATTCCGCCACAAGTTCAAATGCAACTGGCCCAAGCTAAACAGACGATTGACCAAATGCAACAGCAGATTCAGACAATGGGATTAGACATTAAATATGGTCAAACTGTTGCTGAAACCAAGGAGCGTGGCGCTACAGCTAGAACTCTAATGCAAGCTACTGCCAAGGCGCATGATTCTGAACTCAAGTCTGAATCTATTGCAAATCAGGTCAATATGAAAGCGATTACCTCGCAAAATAAGACTGAAATTGATGCCATTGTGAAGATGTTGGTTGCCAATTTGGACACAACTACGCTAAAAGCAGAGATGGATCGTAGAAATGCCGAGCAGTTGGCTTTTGCCCAGCAATCCATATCGGATATAGATGAGGAGCAGAATCCATTGATGAACGCTCAACCTATGCAGCAACCTCAACAAATGCCTATGGAGCAAGCTCCTATGCAACCTCAACAACCAATGCAACCAGGAGTCCAATAATGGTAACTACAGTAACTAGCGAAAATCGTGAAGAATTTATTGCCAAAGAACTAGCAAAAAAAGCTGGTAAATCTGCAAATAAATCAGGTAAAGAAGAAGAATTTGATCTTAAAAAGATTAAAGCCTTTATGAAAAAGTATCGTAAAAATGAAGATAAAAACTTTCATTCTGAAAATACTGTGGAATTAGCTAAGTTTTTAGGCCACAAAGAACATGAAGAAGCAGCTAGAGGCATCATGGAGCGCCATGAAAAGCGTGGTTACCTTGATGATGAAGATTCAAATAAGCGCAGAGCTATTGATAAAGAGCTATTTCCTAAAGTTCAAAAATATTACGATCAGCAATAATATTGTTTTATGTAAGATTTAGTGGTAAAAAAGAATTGTTGTAAATCTACCATTGGATTCAATGGGTAAAATCTTGAGGAAATCTCATGTCAGAAGCACAAGCTGTAGAAGCAAAACAAGCTAGTAATGTAGTCACTAGTGAGAATTTAACCGAATGGACTTTGAATCGGATGGGTTTAGCTACCGAAGAAGCTCCTACTGAGGCTGAAGCAGTTGAGGAAACTCCTGAATCAGAGCCAGTAGCAGAAGAAGGTGAGAGTGAACACGATCAAGAGCCTGAAGGTAAAGCAACAGAGGAACGGAAACAAAATCCTAAACTCGAAAAGCGGTTTTCAGAGCTAACTAAGGCAAGGAAACAGGCAGAAGAAAACGCTGCCAAAGCCCAAGCTGAGAAAGAAGCGCTGGAAGCTAGACTTAGGGAATATGAAGATCGGCAACCTCAACAGCCTAAAGCTGATGAGAGTCCAATCGGCAGAGAGCCTAGGGCAGATCAGTTTGATGATGCTTTTGAATATGCAAAGGCATTAGCGGAATGGTCGGCAGAGAAAGCGTTGTATGACAGGGATCAGCAGGAAGCGAATCGCAAGATTGAGGAACAACGGAGCAAGTTATTAAAAACTTGGGCTGAAAAACTCGAAAAAGCGAAGCCAAATCTAGCTGATTTTGATGAAATAGTTAATTCAACTAGCGTAGTCGTTTCAGACGAAGTTAGAGATGCGATTATTGAGTCGGATGTTGGGCCTGAGATTCTTTATCATTTAGCTGGTCTAGAAGGTGAAGAAGCTGATAAGTTCCAAGCCATGCCTGTAGCAAAAGCGCTTAGAGAGATTGGGAAATTGGAGGCTCGGTTTGAAAAGCAGGAAGCTGCTGAAGAAACTGCCGTAAGAAGTAAGCCTGTTGTTCAGAAGTCTAAAGCTCCTGCTCCTCTCAGTCCTATTAAGGCTACTGGAAGCGCAATGGATACACCTATTGGCTCGGATGGCGAGTTTCATGGGTCGTTTCAAGCGTGGAAAGCAGCTCGAAAAGCAGGGAAGATCAGGTAAACCCCTAATTTCTTTTAAGGAAAAAAGAAAATGAGTAATACTTTATTAACCATTAGCAAGATCACCAATGAAGCGTTGATGGTCTTGGAAAACGAATTAACCTTCACTTCCGAAGTAGATCGTAACTATGATGACCAGTTCGCAGTTGTTGGTGCAAAGATTGGTAATACAGTCAATGTACGCAGACCAGGTCGTTTCATCGGTACTACAGGCCCTGCATTGAATGTTGAAGATTTCAACGAAACTTCAGTTCCTGTAACTCTCTCTACCCAGTTCCATGTGGATACACAATTCACAACTCAGGACTTGGCATTGAGCCTTGATATGTTCTCTGATCGTGTTCTAAAGCCAGCAGTTGCAGCTATCGCCAACAAGATTGACCTTGACGGCTTAACAATGGCTAAAAATGCTACCTACAACACAGTAGGCACAGCAGGAACTCCTCCAACTGGCTTGATTACCTTCCTAAACGCTGGTGCTTACCTTGATTCTGAAGGCGCTCCTCGAGATGGTCGTAGATCAGTCATTATTGATCCATTCTCAAGCGCAACTATCGTTGATAGCTTGAAGGGTCTGTTTGTGCCACAAGAAGCCATTTCCACTCAGTATCGTAAAGGTCTGATGGGTCGTGATTCTGCTGGTATGAACTGGAAGATGGATCAGAACATCGTAAACCAAACCTACGGCAATTTCGCTGGCACAGCTACAGTCAATGTGACTACAGCTACTGGCTTCTTGACAAGCGGTTGGGCTTCTTCTGCAAACATCACTTTGACTTTGACTAACGCTGTTAGCTTGAATCAAGGCGATACATTCACCATCGCTGGTGTATTTGCGGTAAACCCACAAAATCGTCAGTCTTATGGCAAGTTGCGTAACTTTGTTGTTAATACTGCTGTTAGCGGTTCAGGTGGCACAATTACAGTTAATGTAAGCCCTGCTCCTATTTCTGCTGGTCAGTTCCAAAACATCAGCGTTACCAGCTCAGGCGCACAAGCTGTAGCCTTCTTCAACTCAACTGGTGTAACCAGCCCACAAAACATCCTCATGCACAAAAATGCGTTTACTCTCGCAGTAGCCGATCTTGAGCTGCCTGAAGGTGTTCATTTTGCTGGTCGTGCAAGCGACAAGGAAATTGGTCTGTCAATGCGTGTAGTTCGTCAATACACCATTAACAATGACTCCATTCCTACTCGTTTGGATGTCCTTTATGGCTGGGCCCCACTCTATCCTGAGTTGGCTTGCCGTATCGCATCGTAATGATCGCAGGGGGAAACCCCTGCTTTTTAACCAAATAAAAGGAAATAATCATGGCAAATCCAGGCCCAGCATCAACAATTACCCCAGTCTATCTATTTAACGGCAATGCAGCAGATGGTATTGCCCTAGGTGTAGCTGGTGGCGAAATCGGCTTTTATGGCGAAACTCCAGTTGTTCAAGCTGCTGCAATTACTACTGTTAGCGATACTGCTACTGGTACAGCACTTGCAACAGCCGTAAACGCTATCATTACAGCGTTGAAAAACATCGGTGTAACTGCTTAATAGCTAAATGTAGTAAAAACAGCCCTTCCCCAAAAAGGAGGGGCTTTTTCTTTGTGAAGGAAAGAAAATGACTCATGTAATGATTGCTATTCCTGCATATACAGGAACAGTTCATATCGGAATGATGCACAGCCTGGTTGATGATTTGATTCAATTAGTTGCTAGAGGCGATAGATTTACCCTAGTTGATGACATTGGCAACGCTTTGATTGCTGATTGCAGAGGGGTAATTGCTACTAATTTTTACCATTCCGATTGCGATCAGCTCGTATTTATTGACTCGGATGTATGCTGGGAGCGTGGATCTTTATTAAAACTAATAGATCATCCTGTTGATTTGGTGGGCGGAATATACCCATCTAGGGTAGAGCCAGTTAAATACATGGTGAAATACTTGGATAAACCCCAATTATGGGCTGATCCTGTTACTAAACTATTAGAAGTAGAAGCCATTCCTGCTGGATTTACCAAATTTAGCCGTAATTGCATTGAAAAGATGATTGAAGCGTTTCCTGAGAAATACTTTCATGCAAGCGCCAAAGATAATGAGTTTTACCCTTTATTTGAATCTTATATTGTTGAGAAAAATGGGCTGAAATTTAAACATGGCGAAGATTACAGTTTTTGCTATAAATGGATCTCAATCGGTGGAAAAGTATGGATTGATCCTGAGATTGGAATGGGGCATATTGGACTAAAAGTATTTGAAGGACACCTAGGAAATTATTTGCGAAACAGATAATATAAGATTAAACTTAACTAGCCTCAAAACCCTCTTTTTAGGAGCAAACATGACTTCAAATTCCAAAGCCGTAGGTGTAGCTTACGCAGATCCCCAATTAGACAGCATTACCCTCACAACTGGTTTAGTTGAAATTTTAGCCCTTGATATTGCTATTACAGACAATGTAACTACCACTACTTCACCAAAAAACAGCCTAGCCGTTACTTCAAACGCTACTGGTACTGGTAAATTGTGGATGTCTGATGGTTCTAAGTGGCAGCAACTTGCAGCTATTTAAGGACAAATTATGTCTATAACTACTGTTTTGCGCCTTCAGGCGAAAACAACTGTTGTATCTGTTACGGCATCAGCTATTACCCCTGTAACAGTTACTTCAGTTGGCAACAATCAAGTTAATTACGCAGCGTTTTTAAATACTGGCGCTAATTCTGTAGCCATTGAGATTTCACCAACAGGAGTAACTGCCACAACAGCTACGCTTCCTGCTGCTGGCACTCCAGGCTCATTCTTACTGCCTCCTTTAATGACACAGCCTATGGTTTTAGCCACTCCAGCCAATAACTTCCAAGTTTCGGCTATTGGCTCTGCTGCTGGCCCTGCTCTTGTTTACATTACACCAGTTGGCAATCAGTCTTAATACTTTGCCCTAAAAGGATGCTTTATGGCTAATCCAGCAGAATCTGAAGTTCAGAATCTATTGCCTGTTCAGGCTTATTTCAATGTAGATGGATCATTTAATACATTTATTGGTCAAAATAAGCCGTTTTATGCAACTCCTGATCCTCAACAATCAGGATTGCAAATCACTAACAGCACAATTAACAGCTCTGTAATTGGTGGAATAACTCCTGCTGCTGGCAACTTTACGACAGCAACAGTATTAAGCCAGCCAGTAGGCGCAACGGATGTAGTCAATTTATTGGCTCTGCAATCGTATGCTGCTGGCATTAGCTGGAAGCAGCCTTGCGTAGCTGCAACCTTGACAAACATTACCTTGTCAGGATTGCAAACTATTGATGGTAAAGCCGTAGTTGCTGGTGATCGAGTTCTTGTAAAAGACCAATCAACTGCTGCCAATAACGGCATTTATATAGCTTCTGCAAGCGCTTGGACACGATCTTCCGATGCAAATTCATGGGATGAGTTAATTTGTGCCATTTCCTTTATTGAATATGGCACTCAGGCTGGCGGAGCATGGTTTTGTACGGCACAAGATGGCGGAACATTAGGAGTAACGGCTGTTAATTGGGCGCAATTTACTACTTCCGCAACCTATTCTGCTGGCACAGGATTAACGCTTACTGGCACAGTATTTAGCATTACTCCAGTAGGAACAGCTTCAACCTATGGATCAGCAAGCACAGTTCCAGTCTTTACTACCAACGCAAGCGGTCAAGTATCTGCTGTAACGAATACCAATATTGCTATTGGCGCAACTCAGATCACTAGCGGAACGATTGATTCTGCTCGTTTAAGCGGTTCTTATACTGGAATTACTGGTCTAGGAACTCTTACAGATTTAACTGTAACTAACAACATTGTTGGTTCTATTACAGGAAATGCTGCAACTGCTACTTCAGCAACTACAGCAACAAATATTGCTGGCGGAGCTGCTGGATCTGTTCCCTATCAAACAGCTTCAGGCGCTACTGGATTCTTGGCTGCTGGCACAAATGGTCAAGTCCTTACTTTGGCTTCAGGAGTTCCATCCTGGGCAACTCCTACAACTGGAACAGTAACTTCAGTTAGCGGAGCTGGAACAGTTAATGGATTAACTTTAACTGGCACAGTAACTACAAGCGGAAGCCTTACATTAGGCGGAACTTTAGACCTTTCAAGCCCTCCTGCTATTGGCGGAACTGCTGCTAATACTGTTCGTGGAACAACTGTTACTGCAACTTCTAGCTTTGTAGGCTCATTTTTTGATGCTTCAGGATCAGGCGGTGGCTCTTTAAGGACTAATGGCGGATCTGCTTGCTTGCAATGGGGCGGTGGCGGTGGTGTTAATGTCACCATAGATGGCCCAATTAATATGAATGGCGCTAATTCAGCTATTCAAATAAATCCAACAGGGACAGGAACTGTTTCTATTGCTCCTGCTGGCGCATTAACTGTTAATCCAACAACTGCATCCACAATGAACAATGTGGCTATTGGTGGAACAACTCCTTTAGCTGGAACATTTACTGATTTAAGAGTAAATGGCACTATTTCGTTGGCTGGAACTACTGGAACTGCTGGATTTGTTTTGACTTCTAATGGGGCTTCTGCTCCAACCTGGCAAGCAAATGCCAATGGCTTAACAATTACAGACGATACAACCACTAATGCCACTCGTTATTTAGCGTTTACAAGCGCTACAAGCGGTTCTATTACTGGTCAAAATGTAAGCTCTACCAAGCTGCAATACAACCCTTTTACTGGAACTCTATCCTCTACTGTTCTTGCATCGGATTCAGTCACCTCCAATTTGATGACAGACAACCAAGGCGGATCAGTAGCGCCTGTTTCATCGGTAATGAGAAATCGTATTATCAATGGCGCAATGGTTATAAATCAGCGTGGCGGTACTGTTACTTCTTCTGTAAGCGGAACTTATGGAGTAGATAGATTTTTTAATTTTGCAAATGGTGGTGGTGTATTTACAGCAGTTCAATCGACTACTGTTCCATCAGGAGAAGGATTTGTAAATTCTAATTTATTAACTGTTACAACAGCAGATGCATCTATTGGGTCTAGTGATTATTATTCTTATGGTCAATTTATTGAAGGATATAACATTGCTGATTTAATGTTTGGTACTGCTTCAGCCAAAACAATAACTTTGTCGTTTTGGGTGCGATCAAGTGTAACTGGTTTATACGCAGTAGCAATTATTAACGATAATGGAAGCAGATGCTATCCTGCAACATTTACCATTTCAGTAGCAAATACTTGGCAAAAAATTATCCTTACTATTCCAGGAGATACTGGCGGAACTTGGCTTACAAATAATGGCATTGGTTTTACAGTTCGATTTGATTTAGGTTCAGGGTCTGCCAACAATGGCACAGCAAACACTTGGAATACGGCAGGAGGGTTTGTTGGTGCTAGGACTTCATCCACAGTAAATTGGATTGCTACAAGTGGCGCAACTTTTTTTGTTACTGGAATTCAATTAGAAAAAGGCGCACAAGCTACTAGTTTTGAATACAGAAAAATTGGAGAAGAATTGCAATTATGCCAACGCTATTTCCAAAAAAGTTATAACTTAACTACTGCCGTTGGAACAGCTACAGATATTGGCTCTGAGTGGTTTACTATTAGCTCTTATAGTGGTCGCATAGCCACAACAACAAGATTTGCAACACCAATGAGAACTTCTGCTGCGGTTGTTCCTTATGATTGGAATGGTGCTGCTAACAGAGTTCGTACAAGTGCTGGTGATGGTCAAACAGGTTATGTGCTGCGAGGCCCATCAGAAAATAATTTTACTGTTGATTACACAGGGGCAAGTATTGCCGAATTGCTTTATCAATGGACTGCATCTGCGGAGTTAGCATAATGTATAAATTATTACCTATAACTTTTGGCATTAAGCCAAGTTGTTTTGTTAAATTGCCTTATGGCCCTTACATTCCATTTGAGCCAGCTAACTCTGAATATAAAAATTTTAAAAAAGAAATTCTTGAAAAAGAAGCAGAACTTGAAGATGCCGATGGCAATTTAATGACTGCTGAACAAGCAATAGACTTTGTAAAAACTCTTAAATAAAGAATAAGAATGATTACTTATAAATGGTCAATTTTAGAGGTTTTTGGAGATCAAACAATCGCTAAGGTTCGTTTTGGGTTACAAGCTCAAGATGAGCAAAATAGTGTTGAAACTGAAGGCTATCATTCTTATTTAGAAGGGTCTGTAAACAAGCCCTTTACAGAAATCAAAGAAGAAGATTTAATTCGTTGGCTAGATCAAGATACTACCAAAGATGAAGTAAACATCATAAAATTGAATCTAGAGAAGCAATTAGAATCATTAAAAAGTAGTGATAAGGCTGATTTTCCTTGGTTAGCCAATACATTCACTATTGAATAGGAACTGTTATGACCAAGCCGATTGACATAATTTCAAGAGCATTAAAAGATATTGGCGCTTTAGAAGCTGGAGAACAGCCTTCAGCCGATTCCGCTAAAGATGCTTTTGATATGATGAATGACCTCATAGACCAATGGTCAAATGAGGATATGATGGTTTTTAACATTACTGAGATTATTTTTCCAGTAATTGCAGGGCAAGTTCAATACACGATAGGCCCTGATCCATCTACGGCAAACTTTGTTGGCGCTTCATTTACAGGCACTTTTTCAGGAAATGTTCTTACTGTTACTGGAATAAACTCAGGAGCTGTAGCTCAAGGGCAGTATTTAAGCGGTCAAGGAATTGCCCAGGGAACTCGGATTGTTCGCAATTTAACTGGTGCTGGCGGTAATGTAAATGAGCAAGGCACTTACTTGCTTAATATTGTTCAAGGTGTTCAAACCCCAGTATTTACAGGATCTATATCAGGGACAACCCTAACTGTAACGGCTGTTGCTTCAGGCGCAGTCAATATTGGCTCTGTAATTAGCGGAACTGGCATTACTGCTGGGACAACTATTTCTGCATTGATAAGCGGAACAGGCGGAGTTGGCACTTATACAGTTAGCGCATCTCAAACTGTAGCCTCTACAACGATTACTGGAACAATCGTAGATTCAACCATTACTGCTTACTATCAAAAACCATTAGGCATAGATTCTGCTTATGTAAGGGTAAACACTAGCTCTAATGGTCAGCCAATCTACAATGGCGGTCTAGATTACCAAATGGCTGTATTGCAATATGACAATTACAACTCGATTGGACTTAAAACTCTAAATGGGCCTTGGCCTAAAGCTGTTTATTTCAATCCAAATGAGCAATCAGGCAATATTTTTCTATGGCCTAACCCATCACAAGGCGAAGTCCATTTATTTGCTCAAACCCTGTTTAGCAACTACGGAACTATGTATGACGATATAGTGCTTCCACAGGGCTATTCAATGTGCCTTAGATGGTGTTTGGCAGAGCGTTTGATGCCTATGTATGGCAAAGCCTCTGCAACGCAAATAACGATGATTAACGCTTATGCTGCTCAAGCTAAAGCAACTTTAAAACGCACAAATATGAAGCCAATGCAGACAGCTCAATTTGCTGATGCAATGCTTTCTAGCCGTCAAAAAGATGCTGGCTGGATTCTCAATGGCGGATTCTTTAGATAAGGCTAAAAAATGGCTGATTTTGGCTTTGTTGGTTCGGCTTATGAAGCTCCGAGTATTTATCAAAATGCTCAGGAGTGCATAAACTTTAGACCTGAAATTGATCCTACTAAGCCCCCAGGGTCTAGAGGAGTAGTTGCGCTATATCCAACTCCAGGCTTAACCAATGTCGTAACACTTCAAACTGCTCAATCAGTTAGAGGAATGAGAGCGATTTCAGGTCAAGATTACCTTGTTGTGGTGTGTGGCCCTTATGTCTATGTTATGGGTTCAGACTTTACAGCAACCATTATTGGTCAATTAGACACTTCAACTGGTCAAGTTGGAATTACAGACAATGGATTAAATGTCTATATCGTAGATGGGGCAAATCGCTACACTTGGCGCATTTCTAATCCAAATTCTGCTGTTTTTGAAGGCACAATTAGCGGAACAACATTAACTGTAACTAGAGTTATTTCAGGAACGATTGTTGCAAATCAATCTTTGTTTGGAATTGGGGTTTCTAATGAAACTGTTATCGTTAGCGGATCAGGAAGCACTTGGACTTTAAATCAAGCCAATACTGTTGGAACTGTTATTCGCATGAATACAGCAACAGTAGCTGCCGTAATAACAGCTTCTATGGCATCAACTACCTTAACTGTAACGGCTGTAGCTAGTGGAACTTTGTTTGTTGGTCAAACCATTACAGGATCTACAGTAACCCCAAAAACAATTATTACTGCTTTAGGTAGCGGAACTGTTCTTAGTGAATCCATTGTTGCTGGAGGAACAGGCTATTCAGTTAATGAAAATATTACTGTTTTGGGCGGTGTTTTTGGTTCAAGTCCAGCCACTTATACAGTTACCTCTATTGGCGGTTCAGGAGCTGTTACAGGGCTTACAAGGACTTTTTCAGGGCAATATACTTCTGTTCCTTCTAATAATGTTTCTACTGTTTCAGATGGATCAGGATCAGGGCTAACCCTTACTTTGACCTTTGGAACAGGAACTGGAAATACTGGCAATTATGTTATCAATAATAGTCAAACTGTTAGCTCTAGGACTATGTATGCTTTGAACTTTAGCGTATTACCAGCTACAGACGGAGCATTTACAGGAGCTTCTTCCGTTGATGTAGTGGATAACTATTTTGTCTATAACAGACCTCATACCCAACAATATGCATCTTCTGATCTGTTATCTCCCATTACCTATGGATTAGCTTTTGCATCTAAATTTACAGGCCCTGATGACCTTGTTTCTTTAATTGTGGATCATGGTCAAATCTATTTATTGGGCGAAAAGACTTCTGAAGTTTGGGCGGATGTAGGAACTTTCCCATTCCCATTTCAAAGGATTCCTGGCGCATCTAGCCAACATGGAATAGCTGCCGAATTTAGTATGGCTCGATTTGGTAATTCTTTTGCCTATGTTTCAAGAAATGATCGTGGTCAAGCAGTTGTTGTGCAAATGAATGGCTATTTCCCACAGCGCATCTCAACCCATGCTGTAGAAAATACTCTTGTTAATCAAAATATTAGCGATGCAGTAGCCTATACTTATCAACTTGAGGGGCATGAGTGCTATGTAGTTACTTTCCCCAGCCTAGAATTAACTTGGGTATATGACGGATCTACCCAAATGTGGCATAAATGGCTATGGTGCGACAATCAAAACAATTACAAGCGCCATCGCTCTAATTGTTCAGCTTTTTTTCAAGGGCAAGTATTGGTTGGGGATTATGAAAATGGTCAAATCTACAGATTAGATCCTAACAACTATACCGATAATGGGCAACATATTCGCAGGATGCGTAGATGCCCCCATTTAGTTGCAGACTTTCAGCGCCAATATTTTGATGAATTGCAAATCCAGTTTCAGCCTGGGGTTGGATTGCAAGGCATTGAAACCTTCCCATTAGGCGATAACGACATAGGTATTAACCCTCAAGCCATGCTCCGTTGGTCTAATGATGGCGGTTCTACTTGGTCAAATGAACATTGGGCTGGTATTGGCAAGGTTGGCAAGTACCAAAATCGTATTATTTGGCGCAGATTGGGTCAAGCAAGGGATCGTATTTATGAAGTAGTTGTTACCGATCCAGTCAAAGCAGTAATTATTTCGGCTAACCTTAAAGCATCGGTTGGGGAAAACTAATGGCTAATCAAATATGGGGGCCAAGCCAAGACAATCCTTATCCACAGACTGAATTTATGGATGAGCAGACCAAAAGACCTACTAGGGCATGGCAAATATTCTTTTCAAATCTGCTTAATTTTACTAGAACAGCACCATCAGCAACCCCAGGAGGGGCTGTTTTGCCTCCAAATCCTGTCGGATTTATTGAAGTTACAGTAAACGGCAAAATTGTTAAAGTTCCTTACTACAACCTATGAATCAAATTGTTGAAAGCCTATCCTCCAATGCTCTAAGCGCCAATATTCAAAAGGCGCAAATAGAGAATTTGCAGGATGAGCTTTTAAAAATGCCTCAATCTGAGATTGTTACAGAGCATATCTTTGCTGATGGAGTATATGAGCGAGTTATTACCATTCCTCCTTGGACTGTATTAACTGGAGCTGCTCATAAAACGGATTACAAGATTAGGCTTGAAAAAGGCACTATTGCCGTAAATGTGGGAACTGAAGTCAAGATTTTGACTGCTCCATTTGATTTGGAAGCTAAAGCAGGAGAGCAGCGAGTTGGCAGGGTTTTTGATGAAGAAGTAGTTTGGAAGGATATTTATGATAATCCTGATAACTGCCAAGATTTAGCAATTCTTGAAGATCGCCTTTATGTAGTTCCTGAATGTGGACTTGGCGAGAATAGAGTTGCTCTACAGATTAAAAACGCTCAAAATGATTACAGTCTTTTTTTATCCCAAATAGGGATAAATCAAGAAGAAATGGATAAAATAGTAACTATTGAATCCGATCTTATGGAAATGCCTGAAGGATATGCTGTAGAAATCAGGAAGTCTAAGATTCATGGTTTGGGTATGTTTGCGTTAAAAGATTTTGAAGTTGGGGAAATAATTTGCCCTGGTAGATTGGATGGAAAAAGAACTCCTGCTGGAAGATTTATTAACCATTCATTTGAAAGCAATCTTCTTCCGCAACTAGTGGGAAATGACATTTATGCAGTAGCAACTCGCAAAATTCATGCAAATGAAGAATTGCTGGTTGATTACAGGGCATCAATGAGGGTTAATTTTGGTCTTAATATAATGGGGGAGTTACCATGTCAGGATGGGTAGCTGGTGCGGTAGTAGTAGGATCGGTAGCTGGTGGCTACTTACAAGGTCAAGCAGCTAAAAGTGCTGCAAAGACTCAAGCGGATGCTGCTGCTAGAGCGCAAGGACAGTTATTAGAAACTGGCGAAAAGGCAGTTGATTTTTATGCCCCTTATGTTGCTAAAGGAGTTACAAATCTTAATAAATTAGCCGATGATCCTTATTTTTCTAGACAGTTTACAAATGCCGATTTAAATGCAAATTTATCGCCAGGATATGCATTTAGATTGGGTCAAGGACAAAAAGCTAACTTACAAGCCACTAATTTAACTGGTGGCGCTGTGAGTGGAAATGCTTTGCGTAGCCTTCAAGACTATACGCAAAACTTTGCTTCAGGCGAATACGGAACTGCTTTTAATCAATTTCAAGCGCAAAGAACTAATATTTACAACCAATTAAAAGGTATTGCGGATATGGGCTTGACTGCAACAACAGGTCAAGCTAATGCAATGATTGGAACTGGCACTAATGTTGCAAACATTTCTAGTGGCTTAGGTAACGCTCAGGCTGCATCACAAATTGCACAGGGTAATGCGTACACAAACGCTATTGGCGGTGTTACTAATGCTGCTTCTTACTATGGCATGAATCAAGCGCAGAATCCATATCAAAATATGGGCATAAGCGGAAATCAATCAACTGGCTACACTTATAACAATCCAGTTGGGCCTACTGAAACAGGCGGAAATTTAAGCACTTTAAATATAAGGACATAATATGCCAGCAATTAGCCAATTAGCTGATCCAAGCATTTATGCTAATCAGCCTCCTGCTCAACAAGCCATGCCATTGCAAGACTTAGTTAGTCTTGGTAGGACAAACCTTGCTTTCCAAAGAGAAAAAACTTTATTGCCATCTCAAATTGAGCAAGCACAAGCACAAGCCAAAACTGCTACTTTGCAAGCTGATACAACGCAATTAGAAAATACATACAAGCATATTCAAAGCATTATTCAAAATCAACAAACTTTGCTTACAAAACCTGATTTAACTGCTGATGACATTGTTAAAGCAGCTAATGAACAAGCTACAAGAATAGGAACTCCTAAAGTAGCATTAGATCAAGCCTTGGCAGGAATCCCTAAGAATGGAACTCCTTCCGAGTTAAGGGCTTATTTGGCTACTAATTTGGCTAAAACTTTAGGCGCTCAATCTCAGCTTGAAAAAATGTACCCAGGCGGTATTCTTCCTTCTCAGTTACCACAGTCTTATCAGCCTTCTCCTGCAAGTGCTGAAGGTGGATTTGTGCCTGGCGGACAGCCTTCTGCTCCTGCTGGCGCTCCTGCTCCTACTGGTGTAACTGCTGAACAAATGGGCCAGCCTCAAAGATCAGACTTTAGCAAGCCTGTTCCATTGTCTTATCCTGTAAGGCAAGCTGGTCAAGCATTTACAGCCCTACCACAGGAAGAAGATGAGCGCAAAATGGGAACTGCTGCTAAATCTGCTTTGATTGCTCGGCAAAATGAAATTCCGCAAGCTCAAAGAACAATGAATGAAGTAATTAAAAAAGCTCAAGAACTTGAAAAAGAAGCCACTTTACCGACTGCTGGTGTTGGCGGTGTTATTGAAAGAAATCTTTCTACATTTTTGGGAACTGAGCAAGGAGTTCGATATAAAGAACTTTCTAAAGATTTGGCTAATGCTCAGATTGCTAATATTACGGCTTCAGGCGGTTCATTGGCTACCGATGCTGGCAAGCAATTAGTTGCAATGGCTAATGGTGATGTAACCTATCCGCCAAAAATATTGGTTGAAATTGCTCGTAGAACTCAAGCTGATATGACAAATCTTGATTTAAAAGCAACAGCAATTAAAAAGTTTGCGGATAGATTTGGAGATCAAAATATTAGCGCATTTAATCAAATGTGGTCTAGCAATGCTGATCCACAGATTTTCCAACTTAAAAGCATATTTGATGATAAATCTATGACTCCTGAGCAAAAAGCTAAGGCAAGAGATGAGTTAATTGGAAAAGATAAAAAGCAAATACAGATTTTTAATGAAAAATGGAATAACATTCAGAAATTAACAAAAACTGGAACTTTGTAATGGATGATTTTGGTCAATTCTTAATGGGAGGACAACCAAAAGCTAGTCCAAAAGCCCCTCCTGCTCCAGCAAATCCTACTGGCACAAATCAATTCAATGTTGGTAATTTAAGACCAGTAGGACAATCCACAGGATTTCAACAGCCAGCCAGCTATGAAGAAGGCATTAGGGCTATGGACAAAAATTTAGAGGTCTATGGCACTAAACACAAAATTAACACTTTAAGAGGTGTTATTTCTCGATATGCTCCTGCCTCAGAAAACGATACTGAAAATTATATTAAGTTTGTAGCACAGAGAACTGGCCTTGATCCAAATCAAGAAATTGATCTTACAAATCCTGCTGTTCGCCATGTAATTTCAGGCCCTATGATTTTGATGGAAAAGGGCGGTAAAAATATTTTTGGCAGCAAATCCGCAGTTCAAACAAAAGCGCAGGATCAATCCGATCCATTTGCTAGTTTTATAATGGGTGGTCAAGCGCAGCCTTCTGCTGTAGAGGGTCAGCAACCTACAGCATTAAAACCAAAGCTATTTGGCAGAGCTGAAGGCATGGCAGACAGTAGCAAGGGTTTTTATGAAAAGTTTGAGGAGCGCTCTAAAAGAGCAAGGGAGGCAGGAAAGCAAGCGATTGCTCCAGTTGCTTCATTAGCCGACACACTTACTGGCATAGTGCCAGGGGTTGTAGGTACTGTTACATACCCTGTAGCAAGAGCATTAGGACAAAGCCCTGAACAAGCCACAAAACTTACTCAAAGCATTACTGAGCCTATTTCTCAGCCATTTGGTAAATCTTTGGGCATTACTGAAACCCCTGAATATAAGGGCGAGGCTAGTCGCAGGGCAATGGAAATTGTTGGTCAATTTGTTGGAGAAAGCGCAGAAGCTATTTCTAGGAAAACAGGCATACCAAAAGAAGATGTTCAGAATATGCTTGAAACAATTTCAACTGGTGTTGGAGCTAAATTGCCAAGCGCTACACAAGCATTGCCTAAATTACAGGCACAACTTGAAAAACGCTTTCCTAAAATTGAAGAAGCTCCTGTTGCTGGTCAAAAACAGCCTATGGTTGGAGTTGGCGCTGCTGAAACAGACCTACAAAATAGAGTTCAAACTGCATTAAATGAAGCACCTGATTATTTAAAACAGTCATTAAAAGATACTCCTGTTAATAAATTGGCAACAGAAGAAAATCTTAAAGTTATTGAAAACCATAATAAATTTGCTAAATTTGGCTTAGTTCCGACTGAAGGTCAGGCATTGCAAAATTCTTCTTTAATGTCTAATGAATTTAATGCTAGAAAAACAGATCCAAACTTGCAAGCCAGGTTTGAGGAGCGAGATCCTAAGTTAATTCAAGGCTTTAATAGAATCAAAGAAGATTTATCTCCTGATGTTTTTGAAAATGATCCTATTCGATTGGCCTCAATGCCATTGGATAGAATGAAAAATGATTACATTAGTGAACAAGCCAATATTAGAACTTTGTACGATAAAGCCAATAGAGCTGCTGGCGGATCACAAGCGCCTATAGATATTGGGGCATTAAGAGAAAACATTATCAACGGCCTTAAAGAAAAACAAAGAACTAGGTATGTTCCTGCAAGGCTACAGGCTGATTTAGATGAAGTATTGGCTCAAGGGTTTATGACACCTGAACAATATGAAAACTTTAGAACTGATACAGCTACCATTGCAAGAACTTCAAAAGATCCTTTAGAAGCCCAAGCAGCAAGTATTATTAGAGAAAAATTAGAGCAAGTGCCAATTAAAGACGAATTTGCTCAATATAAGCCTTTATATGATGAGGCTAGAAAAGCCGTTGCTGCATTAAAAGCAAAAGAAAAGAATCCAGCTTATAAAGCTGCTATATCAGACAATAGAACTTTAGACGAAATAGAGGCTGGAGTTCCCCATCCTGCTGCCAATAATTTTTTGGCTAATCATTACGCTGCAAAAACTCCACAAGTAAACATTGAAAGAATGTTGGATTTAATTGGCAGAAATTCTCCTGAGCATCAGGCTTTAAATAAGTTAAAACTTGACGAATTTAAATTAAGCTCAGGAATAAAAAATGATTCAGGAACTGTAAATCAGGCAGCTTTAAATAAAATTATTTATCATCAAAACCAATCCAATTTGCCAGTAATGTTTGGCAATACGATTGCTAAAGATTTGCAAGATTTGGCTGATGTGGCAAATTTAAGCGAGCCTAGAAAAGGTGTTCATTCTGTTAATGTTTCAAATACAGAAGTTCTTAGACAAGAAAACGCTGCTAGAGCTGCAAAAGAAACTGCTTCTAATATAGCTGCTGGACTTACAGAATCGGCAATTAACATGAAAGTTCCTTTTGGCGGAACAATTTTAAGAAGCACTTTTGGCGGAATGAAAGCTAAAAGAGAGGCTGAAGCAGCAGCAAAAGCAGCTCAAGAGGAATCCCAAAAAAGACTTTCTCCAAAAGCAGGAATTAAACTTAAAGATATAGGCAAGGAATAATCATGGCAACAGTTCTTTTATCCCCATTTGGAATAGGTCAGCAATTCTTTGATGACAATGGAGTTCCTTTAGCTGGAGGCTTGATTTATACATATCAAGCAGGATCTTCCACTCCACTAGTAACTTATACAACCAATAGCGGAAACATAGCAAATCCTAATCCTATTGTTTTAGATGCTTCAGGCAGAATTCCTCAACAAATTTGGTTATTAACTGGCTTTTCTTACAAGTTTGTTCTTCAAAATTCTGATGCAGTTTTAATTCAAACTTTAGACAATATTTACCCAATATTGCAAAATGCCCCTTCTTCATCCCCAGTAGTTCCATCAGGTGTAATTTTGTTATGGTCAGGATCAACAGGATCTATTCCTAGCGGATATTTACTTTGCGATGGAACAAACGGAACTCCTGATTTAAGAGATCGTTTCATTATTGGCGCTGGTAATTCTTATGCTGTAAATGCTACTGGCGGAACTGCTGATGCTGTTGTTGTAAGCCATACTCATGCTGCAACTGTTACAGATCCTGGGCATCAACACGCATATAGGCTTGATGTTAATGGAGCAAGTGTTGCTTTTGTAGGCAATCAAGGAAATTTGGGTGGCGCAACTTTGGGTGAGGGTACAGGCCCTGCTGGAAGTATTAGCTCAGGAACGCAATCATCAGGAACAAGTATTAGCGTTTCAAACGCTTCTGCTGGTGTAAGCGGAACTGGTGCAAATATTCCTCCATATTATGCTTTGGCATATATTCAAAAGTCGTAAGGAATGATTATGGCATTTGAAATTGATCCTGTTAAATATGGGGTTCTTTGGCAAAAAGTAGAAGATTACGAAAAAAAGTTTGATTCTATGGAACGCAAAATAGACAAAATGGAAGCACAACTTGAAAAATTGGTTGGTTTAGCAGATCAATCTAGGGGTGGTTTTTGGGTTGGAATGATGATTGTTTCAGCACTTAGCACTTTAGTTGGCTGGGCGCTTCATTGGTTTGGAGATAAATAATGTGTCAGATTTACTTGGATTATCCGAAGGAGCAAAAGGGTTAAGTAGTGGCTTAGATTCAGCCAGGGAAGCTGGCAAATCTGTTTCTAAGCAAATTGAAAATATACAAAAAGATGGATTAGATGTAGCCCAGCAAAGAGCGCAAGAACGCATAAGAGCTAGGCGAGAAGCTGAGTTTAAGAAGGAGCGAGCCTTAATAAAGGCTTTAGATGAATGGAAGCGCAAAAAACAAATATCCGATGAGGAAGCCAATTTAAAGATTGGATTTGTTAAGAAATATGGCGCTAAAGAGTGGGATGCGGTATTAAAGATTAAGCTGGATATTGAAAACATAGAACGCAAAGCTAATGAAGAATTTCAGCATGATTTAAAAGCAATAAGGCAAGTTCAATTTTATTGTTTTCTTGCTGCATTGATTGTAACTTTGTGGCTTAAATTTATATTGAAAGCATTTTGATGAATATGCAAGATTTACTAAAAGCGGTTATTCCAATTTTGGTTGCCTGTATAGCTTGGCTACTTGGTCAAGTATCTTCATTTCAAGAGCGCCTTACTAAAATTGAAGGCAAAATGCCAGCTCTAATTACTACTGAAGGTGTGCCAACTGATAGTCCATTGTCAGCAGAAAAACGACACGCATTAAGAGCTGAACTGCATAAAGAGATACAAGACCTTCATGTAAGAGTTAAATTGATAGAGGAAAGAAACAAGAAATGATGGATACACTAATTGGACTTCTTAAAGGTGTTGCTCCTGTCTTGGCTACTGCTGTTGCTGGCCCTGCTGGCGGAGCTGCTGTGGGCTGGATTGCTTCTAAGCTAGGCATTGACGATGACACCATAGAAGGAGTTACTGCTGCATTGCAAGGCAATCCTGAAATGACTATGAAGCTCAAAGAACTTGATCTTGAGTACGCTAAATTAGATGCAGCCGACAGGGATTCAGCTCGAAAGGCTTATGCTGAAGTTGCTACTAGTGAACACGCTACTAAACTGGATAAGGCAGTTGTGCCGTTACTAGCCCTGGGCACAGTAACTTTAGCCTTTGGTTTTATTGGTATTTTGATGTTTAAGGATGTGCCAGTAGATCAACAGCAAATGGTTATTTTTGCATTAGGCTTTATTACCAGCTCTGCAGGGCAAGTCTTATCGTTTTACTTTGGTTCTAGCCAAGGCAGTAAGGACAAAAACAAAGAAATACAGGAAATGATGAAAAAATGATTGAATCTCAATTATTAGCCCTAGGTATTGACGGCAAGTGGCTTGAGCCTTTATTAAAAACCTTTGAAAAATACGAAATAAACACTCCAAGAAGGCAAGCAGCTTTTATTGGTCAATGTGGGCATGAGTCTGCCTCGTTTAAAGTGTTGCGTGAAAACCTCAATTACAGCGCCAAAGGATTGACGGCTACATGGCCCAGTCGTTTTCCAAACATTGAACAAGCTATGGAATTTGAGCGTAAGCCTGAGCGCATAGCAAACAAGGTCTATGGCGGTAGAGCCGATCTAGGCAATACTGAGGATGGGGATGGTTGGAAGTTCTCAGGAAAAGGGCTTATTCAGCTAACTGGGCGCAATAACTACAAGACTTGTGGAGATGCCCTAGGAGTTGATTTAATAGCCAATCCTGAGCTTTTAATAGAGCCTGAGTATGCTGCCCTATCTGCTGGCTGGTTTTGGAATAAGCGTGGTTTAAATGCCTTGGCAGATAATGAGGATTGGAATACTATTACCAAGCGGATCAATGGTGGAACTCATGGCTTACAAGATCGGATTGATCGTACCCATAAAGCAATGGACATACTAGGAGCATAAAAATGCAAGAATCTAAAAAGCAGCAAAAGCGTGAAGAAACTCAAATCATTAACTTGCGTAATGCAGTTTATGAAGTCAAACAAGAGCTGAAAAAGCATGAAAAAGAGCCAATGAGTAAGGCGCATCCTGAGAGCAAGTCCAAAGGATCAAGCCAAAAAGATGCGCCTCTGCCATCAATGCGAAAGTATTAAAACTTTTTAAATTCCTGTTCCATGTCTTTAAGGGTAAACAAACGGCTTTTAATCCAAGCGTAAGTCCATATCTTTAAAACTAATGGATCGTGGTTAAAAACATCAGGAAAAGTTTCAAAAAACTGCCTTTCACATTCATTTTCAGGAACTGCTATTTCTCCTGCAAAAGGGATTTTTTCGTAAATCATTTGATCCTCGCTACTTTAGCCTTACGCAATACAGCCTCGTATTGCTGTTTAGCCTGGTCATCTAACTTACGCAAAGGCAGATTCTGCCAGTAGGCCCATTTATCTCGATATTCTTGCTGCTCTGATGGAGGAATCCAGCCAGCAAGCCTCCATCTCAGCGTAATATCAGTTCCAGCAGCAGTCCATATATGGTGCATAAAACCTCCTATCGGCAAATCGTTACCCATTGGCATCCGCCTCCTCCGCAGACATACTGTTGCCAGCAGTTAGCGTGTTGGGCCATTACCAAACCAACTACAAAGAAAGCTGCCATTGCTGCAAGTGCTTTTTTAAACATGGTATTTCTCCTTAAAATGGAATGTCTGATTCAAGATTGCTAAGGTTTGTTGCTTTTGCTGCTGGTGCTGCTTTATCTTCAGGCTCATTTAGGTAAGCGAGAATAGATCCTTCTTTCATGGCAAAAACAGGCAAGGACTCAATCTTTAGCATAAGGCCATGCTTAGTTTCCATGACAATTCCAATAGATTGATAGCGCTTTTTCATAGTGCCGTCATCCGCTTTGAACTCGGAAATTGCTGCTTTTACATAATATTTAATTGCCATTTTCTTTACTTTCAATAGTTAGTTTTGCGTTGCCCATAATTCCAATATCTTTTGCGCCTACATAAGCCTTTAACTGGTGTTCCAAATACTTAAACAGATCGCTTTTATCTATTTGATCCGCTTTGTACCCTGCAACCTGGCAATCAAAGGTAACTACCACTTCTTTAAGATTCATTACGCTTCTCCATGAGTTGAACTTCCTTTTCTACTTCTTTTAAAAATGAGCTGATCTCGGCTTCCATATAAAGAATGTATTCAGGATCTCTCAAAACTCGTACCACAAGCAACTGGCTTCTCTCAGGCATCCTAGGGTCAAAAGATACGAAATCACACCATTTAGCCCCTGTAACGGACATTTGAGCTTGCATTTGAATAAAGTATTTATTCGGTGGCTCATTGGCTTTTATGTAACTCCAATGAGTTGCGGAATTGGGACACTTGATCTCAATGAGCCCATCAGAACCCACAATTCCATCAGGAGAACAGCCAAACCCAGCAATAGTAGGATGGTCAATAAATGCAACCTGATCCACAAAATTCCCTGTTTTAACCTCGTAAGCAACTCTAGCTTGTGGCTCGGTTTGTGTTCCCCATTCCATTGCAGCATTGGTATATGATTCCTCTATGGTCTTTGTAACTCGTTGCAGGGCAAGCTCAATCAGGTAGTTTCCTCGGCTGGCTGAAGGGCCTGTTTTTGTCTTAGCCAACAGATCAGCAACCCTTGAAGCGGTTACTTTTCCAAGCCTCATTTGATGCCAGGCTTCCGATCCCTGCTGGACTGCTTCAATTCGATCTTCTGTAGTAAAGGTAGTCATTTCTTATCCATCCAAATGTAAATAACAACTGCAAATATAAATAACCAAACAAAAACCCCAGTAAACAAAAAGAATAGAAATATCAACTCATTCATTTTCTAGCTTCCCTTTCTTTTTTGAGGATTTCGTCAAATAGGGCCTTATGCTCCCAGCTCTGCTTTTTTGGCATCTTTTGCTGCTGAAATCGTGGCAACTGCTGATTTATCTTTTGAGAGGGTGTTATAGGCTTTTGCATAAGTAGCTTTCAATTCGTCAATGGTTGCACAGTTTTTGATTGAATCTTCCCATAACTTAGATTCAGCGCTTAGATCAACTGGATCTTCATCAGGCAAATCTTCTCCGCTATATATGTATAAAGCCAGTCCATGAAGGGCTATTGCCTTGACCAGGCAACGCTGCATTGCAGTATTTACAGCCATTGCATCAGGGTTTTGAATGGCTTTGTTTTGGTTGTTGATGACTGGCATTTGAGCCGTCATTGTTTTGCCAAAAGCAGTTACCGAGCAAAATACCATCAGGGTTTCAGCAAAGTAGATTGGCTCACCATAAGTCCAAGTAGCAGCAGGATCTTGCTGGAGAAGCTGATCTACAGCCCAGCTCCATGACAAATAGGTAAAT